TAGGGCCGGGCGAGAAGTAGCGCAGCGTCGTCGAGTTGATGACCGTCACCTCGGCGGTCGTGTTGAGATCGCCGATATCCCAGCTGACATCGCCCGACGTGGAGCCAGACGCCGTGTCATTACAGGTGAAGGTATCGGTGCCCGTTACCGTTATGGTGTAGGTGTTCGAGGTCGCCGTGCCAGAAGTGAAGCGCAGCAGCACGTCAGCGCCACTGCTCAGGCCATGGCCCGTGATGGTGACCGTTATGGTCGTGCCGGTGCGGCTGTAGGTGCCGGTGCGGAAGGCGAAACCTGTGACCGTGATTAGTGCACCGGACTTCAGATTGTGCGGCGTGCTGGTCACCAGGGTAACGTTATTACCCGCCGAACGGGCAAAGGAGGTCGTGGAGGCGACCGAAAACGTCGCTGCCGTGGTGGTCGGCTTCACCGTGGGGAGCGGGAGCCCCAGCTCGTAGTAGTTGGTCGGGTAGGGTGCCGTGCCCTGGGTAGCCAGTGCGTAGGTGCTGACCTTCGGCACCCCATCCCCGGTGTAGTAGAACCGCTGTTCACCCAGGGAGTCTGTCGCAGGTGTTACGATATCGACGGTATCACTCCAGGTGAGCCAGACCAGAGCATCAGTATCCGGGTTCCGCAACGCATAGAGCGTGCGGATAGTTCCAGTCCGCGCAGCATTAGCAACAATTGTCGGCTGCGGGTACGGAATAAGATCACCAGAGTAGAGCTTGCAGTTGCGAGCAACCTGAGCAGCAGTATCCGACAACAGCTCCGAAGCGTTCTTCGGAGCTGTCCCCAGAAACTTGGTGATCTTAATCGCGGTCACTGATTACTTCTTCTTACCGGCCATCGCGCAGGCACCAGCAGCGCGGCACTTGGCGGGGGAGGGGCAGTTCGCGCACGGCTTGAAGCCCTTGACCATGCCGCCCTTCTGGTAGGACGCCATCTTCTTACCACCGGCCTTCGACATTCCAGGCATAGCAGGCTCCCTTCTGAATGACCGACGCTTTGGAAGCGTCGGGGCGAATACTTTCATACTGCGAGAGCTACCGAAAGGTCACTTACAAACCGCACGGTTGAAAGCCCGATCTACGGCCATCGCATCCATCATCCGGGTCAGCGCCGGGGCAGTCCTCAGTTCCTCAGCCGCCTGCTGCTGAAGGGCAGGCGGGAACTCCGTCACCTGTGGGCAGGGCCTAGAACTGACCGCTGCGCAGCCGCTCAGCAGCACCAGACCGCTGAGCATCCCGAGCCGCCGCATCCGCCGCCCTCCTTGTGTCCTGCTCCTGAACCGCCGCGTGCGCCCGCGCACGCTCACCGCCGGTCTTGCGACCCACCACCCAAGCCGAGACGATGGCCCCGATCACCAGGAGGATGGCCGCCACGGTGCCCTGCACCCGGCCCCACAGCATGGCGATCATGGATCGCGCCTCCGCAGCAGCCAGATAGCTGCCAGGGCTACAGCGCCAGCTACCAGAGCTACACCAACCGCCCAGTGCAGGCCGCTCAGACCGGTGATCGCGGGCGCTGCCGTCGCAGCTGCCGCAGCCACACCACCAAGTGTGCCCACATCCGTAGCCGTCGAAGGCTTGGCCGGTTCGGATGGCTCAACCTCGCGGGAAGCCACAAAGGAACCACGCGCCCAAAGGCCAGCCTCAGCTGCCCGGCGGTTGCTCAACCCCTGACTGGTGTTGCCCTTGACCTTATTCCAGCGAGCCAGCTCGCCCGGCACCGCACCATAGTCACCCTGGTTCAGCTTGCGGATCAGGGTGCTCTTACGCATCGCGCTGATGCCGACATTGTAGGTCCAGCTGACCAGGGCGGCGAACTGGTTGTCGGATAGGCGAACCTCTACGGCGCTATCCACAGCCGCTGCGAAGTCAGCCAGATCCCGCCGAAGCAGCTGCTCAGCCTCAGCTAGGGTAATGCGCATACCCTTATGAGCGGTCTCGGTATGGCCGTAGCCAATGGTCCAGACATCGGCGTCGCACTGGTAGGCTTCCAGGCGAAGCCCTTCCCACTGCTTAATGAGGGCGATGCCCTCAGCGTTGACCCGGCGCATCAGCCACCGCCACGGGCCAAGAGGAGCTTGTCGAGCTTGTGATCGAGGTGCTCCAGCCTATCCAGTACCCGCCCGATGTCGTTATGCACGTCCGCTCGCGTGGCGTACTTCTCAGCCAGTAGCTCGCGGGTCTTGGCTAGGGAGATCTCAACCTCCCGGAGGCGAGTAAGCGCCTCCTTTAGGAACCACGCTAGCGGCGCAATGAGCATAGTCGTGAGGACCTGCCAGATCATGGTAAGGCTAACTTCCATCGCAGGCCCCCATCCACCCCAAGTGATAATGTGCTGCATGAGCTAGGCCACCGTCAACCACGAGGCGCTCTAGCTAAGCAGCAGGAAGAAGTTAGGTTGGGTCGTAACGGGGGGCGTTGCAAAAACCCACCCCGTATTATTCCCACCATCGACACTATCAGCCCCGGCATCCCACACAGCACCGCCCGTCGCGTTGCTGTAGCTAACAGACAGGTAGTTGGTAGTCACCGTCCCACTGGCCTTGGATAGGATATGTTGGGCAGTTGTTGGGCTACCGATGGTGACAAGATTGCTAGCCGTACCACTGATGCTCCAGTTGGTCAGCGTCGTAGTGGTACCAGCCGTGAATAGGAAGCTCGTCGGCTGCACGCTGTTCGCCAAGGTGGTGAAAGTGTTGCTGCCGGTAATGGTCAGGGCGCCCGCACCGCCGTTGTTGAGGGTGCAGTTATAAGTGCTGCCGCCGCCCACGAACGTCTTGGCGCTGGCCGAGGTCATATTGATCGTGCCAGTACCGGTGCCCGCCGTGGTCGTAAAGTTGGTAGGCTGCGCGTTGTTAAACGCAGTTGCCCCGGCGCCGGGGCACGTCAGCGTACCGCCGTTGAACGTTAGGTTCTTCGTGCCTGCGGCGGTAGTGTAGGACGTACCAACCGTTAAGGTGAAACCGTTGAGGTTTAGTGTGCCGTCCTGGTGCGTTAGCGTGCGCGTCGAACCCAGCGTCAACGCATCTTGCAACTGCCACGCCCCGCCCACACCATTGAAGGTTATGGGGAAATCAAGGGTTTTGCCACTGGTGGTGATGGTTCGAGCCGAGGCATTCGTGGACGCAAACGTGGTGGCACTGTTACCGCTAGAAAGGGTCATACCGGTAGACACTGTAAGGTTGCCAAACACAGTACGGAGTGAGTTGGCTAGTGCTCCAGCATAACCGGTAAAGTTTAGATTGCGGGCATTACCAGAGAGGGTAAGTCCGTATGTACCAGCTGTAAAATTAAAGCTGATCGAATTAGCCTCTGTGGGGCTACCAAGCGTCACTGTTGTTGCTGTGGTAGTGTTATGCGTAACACTAACAACCGGCGTTCCAGTGACAGCCATGTTGGTAGCGGTAGCGGTATTCCACACAATACCGGTGCTGGAGAGGGCGATGCTGCCAGTTCCAAACGCGATAGTGCGTAGGCTAGTTCCGCTGCTGCTAAATAGGCCAGCAGTAAGAGTAAGGTTATTTAGATCGAGGGTACCCGCAGTGAGGGTCACCGTCCGCGTCGAGCCAACGGTAAGCGCATCCAACAGGCGGTGCGTACCCCCTGAACCATTGAACGTAACCGGGAAATCGAAGGTCTTGCCGTTCGAGGTAATCGTCCGTGCCGTGGCATTCGTAGATGCAAACGTCAGCGTGGAAGTGCTGGCAGGGAGCGTCATACCGGTGGAGATAGTAAGGTTGCCCACGATAGACAGCGTGCCAACGGTCCACGATCCGGCGAACCCAGTAAAGTTTAGGTTGCGTACCACGCCACCACCAAGGTTTAGCGTATAGGTACCAGCAGTAAAGTTGAAGTTGACGGTGTTTGCTTCCGCTGGGCTGCCCGGAAAAACATTGATGGTGCCAGAAGTAGCAGCGGTAGTTATGTTAACTACCGGCGTGCCGGTTACAGTCATATTGGCAGTGGTAGGGGTATTCCATGTGTTACCTGCGCCGCCAATAGTTATACTACCCGTGCCAAAGGCCAGCGTGCGCGTGTTGGTGTTGTTGGACTCAAATGTGATTGAAGGGCCGGTAGCCAACGTAAGCGTAAACCCATTAAGGTCTAGCGTACCAGATGTGAGTGTGACGCCCATAAACGACCCTGAGATAGTATGGGCGTCGAGGAGGCGCAGAGTGCCGGTAACTGCCGCAACTGAAAATGTGCTCTGCATCGTAATACCGGCCGTCGTAAAGGTCATAACTCCACGACCAGAAAATTGTATATTTCCTCCATTGATTATCGTTATAGAGGAACTAAGGGTGTACGAACCGTACATTGTTAAAGCACTGAAGCCGTTGTCAAGCGTGAGCGCATTTGTGCGGGCCGAACAGTCAACCGCGCTAATGCTGTATACGGCGTTGTAGGCAATCGTCCCGCCTGTGAAAGTGGAGTTATTGTCGATGACCGCCGTATCCTGCGCGAGCGGGAAGTTTACATTGTCCCCGGTACCGCCGGACGTAAGCGCCCAAGAGCTGGAACCCTGCCACGTGGTATTGGTGCCTACCCGATAGACCGTCTTAGCCGCAGGAAATGTGATGCCGCTGTTACCGCCACAGTTGCCCGCGCGTGTCGGAGCGGCACCAGCGGCAGCGCCTGCCAGCGTGATATCGCGGAAATCGCAATCGTTTGCCGAAATGGCAGCGGCGGTAAGCGTCCGAACGGTCCCCAGCGTGCTTGAGCGCAAGAAGCACCGCCGGATAGCAGAGGCGCCAGCAGCTGTAAGGGTGCCATTAATCGTCATGTTAGGGCCGATAGAAAGCTCTACAAGCGACGAAAAAAGAGGCGGCGTTAAGGTAAAATTGTTAAAAACAAGGTTACTGCCTAGCAGCAGCCTCGTACCGCTACCAGTGCTTGTATAAGAAACATTATGAAATGTAATATTGCTGGCAAAAAGATTTGATGTGCTGCCGTTTAAATTAATTTGGGAAGTACCAGCGTTAAAAGTAAGATTAGTGGTACTGGTAGTATCCCAGCTACCGATAGTAACAGTGGACGAACCAAAATTAACAGTGCGCGTGTTTGAATTGTTAGAGCTAAAAGAGGAAGTTGTTAGGTTAAAGTTGGCGGTGGTAAATGTACCGCGTGTTACTGTAATGTTGCGAAAAGATTGGAGAAGGGCATCACCGAGCGTTACGGTAATCCCCACACCGTCAATCAAAAGGAAGGTGTTAAAGTTACAGCCGTTGCTTGTAAGCGTACTGGTGGCATTGATTATAAAATTGCCAGAGTGGTTGAAGGTAGTCGTCGACGACAGTGTGACATTCCCAGACACCGTAATAGTGGCCGAGCCGGAAAACGTACCAGTAAAGCCGGTGGTGGTGAGGCTTTTAGCGCCGGTATTGCCAGTCGCAATTGTTATGGTGCCGTTGGAGTTCGCATCGAAGAAAACGTCATCGGCAGATGTAGGGACGGACGCGCCGCCAGTGCCCCCACTAGTGGCTGCCCACTTCGTACCCGCCGTACCGTCCCAAGAACCCGTGCCACCAACCCAATAGCGATCTGGCATGGTTACACCTGCACAGGCTTTAGAACAACCTGACCATCCACCATGACCCGCTCATAGGTCACACCATCAAGCTCAACAGTCTCTGGCGTGGGCGGCGGCGGGTTCTCCACCACTGCAAACCAATTGTTCAGGCGTTCCTGCTTCAGCGCCTCGATCTGAGCTTCGCTCAGGTCGTGATTATGCGGTAGGTAGAGAGCATCACGGTACACGCCGTGGCGCGTAGTGAACTCAAAATCGATCCTCACCATATCCATGATCATGCCTGCGTGGTTAGGGCTACGACATCCCAGAAGGTATCCTGGGCATTGTAAACACAGCCTACGTACGTGACCTTCCCTGCGGAGGTTGTCGTTGGGAGCGTAATCCCCACTGCCCGATAAGCCCCGGAAGAGGTCGTCCAAGTAAGGGATCGCGGAGACCCATTATCCTTAATGCGGAGGATGAGGCGCTGCCCATCAACCGGGGTTCCAGAAGGTGCTGCAATCGTAGCTGAGGCGGCCAGAGCCGTGACGTTATACTGATCAGCGGTATCAGCCGTTGGTGTGATTGTAGCCGCGCTGGCAACCGTGCCGATGCGTGGGTTAACACGCTTGTTGGTGAGAGTCTGGGTAGCAGCGGCGTCAACAAAGCTAACCCAAGTGGTGTTATTGTGCCCCTCAAAGCTCGTCGATGTGCTGTTATAACGGAGATAACCGGCGACACCGGAGGGGCGCTGACCATCGGTCCCAACAGGGAGTAGTACGGCGTCGGTGCTACTAACAGCAAACTTAACAGCAGGTGACGCCATACCAACACCTACATTACCCGCACTGGTCACCACAAAAGGCGTGGAGTCCGGGTTCGTATCATCCTCGACCAGTAGCGCATTACCTGCGCCGGTCTGGGTGATACGAAGCGCATCCGAAGAGGAGTTGACGGTGATCGCCGCTGCGCCCGCCACATCAAGGCGCACCCCCGGCGTGGTCGTGCCGATGCCAACATTCCCGCTCGCATTGACGATGAGGGGTGAAGCGTCTGGGTTAGCCTCATCTTCAACGAGGAGCGCAGCGCCGGTACCAACCTGCGTAACCCGCAGAGCGGTCGAGCTGCTGTTAACGTTAACGACCGTAGGACCGGTGAGGGTGCCCCCAGCGGTCTCCAGCTTGTCGCTGTTTAGGTTGGTAAAGTTCGCATCCACCTCAGCATTTGTGAGGGGTGAGCCCTTACCAGCCCGGGTGGTGATCGTTGCCATCTAAACCTCGTCAGGCCGAGAGCGTCACGGTCCACGTAACCTGAAGCGTATCAGCAGCCCCCTTGTTCACCACGGAAAACACCGTACGGCAAAGCATCGTGCCCGAGGTTGAGGCGTTAAAGATACCGGCTTCAGTTACCGCCCCAGTAGACTCGCCAGGGTTGAACGTGGTGACGTACACGATGCTCTCGTTGTTCGACCCACTCTGCGCAACACTGTCGAACGCCTTGCGGGAGCCAAGCTGAGACCCCAAGGCTGTGTCACCGGCAGCGGCAGGTGAGGTACCGGCGCCAAGAGCCATATGGCTCATCACGCCCTGGGACGTACCAAGCATCCGCGTGGTGATATGACCAAGGCCGGTGTTCACGACGAGGTTCTTCACCTCGCGCACGTCCTTCACCTTCCCATCTGCGCCCTTCAGCACAATGGTTAGGCGGCCCGTCATCCCCAACTTCTCAACCGGTCCCATGGTGTCCTCCTAGGTAAAGGCGCGAGAGACGCCCACATAGTCCTCAGCAAAGTAGCTGATATCGCAGTAGTCCTGCATTACCAGGAGACCGCTATCCGAGGCCACCGGCTGGTCTATGATAGCAACCCTAGGCGCCAAAGCAACGACATCTGCGAGGGATGCTCCGTCGCTCGTAGGTTTGGTTGTGCGTGCCGCGAAGATCTCTAGCGGCGAAGCGGTATCCACCAGGGATTTTGCTGCTGAGCGCGCAACGGCATCACCCGCCACCACAGCATCAGATGCCCCCTTCCCAACGGTGGGAACCGCCAAGTCTGTAGTTGTTACTTCCTCACTAAACGCCTTTGGCACAGTAAACGCAAGTACTTCAGAAACAAGTGTTATATCTGACAAAACTTTGCTAAATACTAGGGTTAGAGAGTTACCAACATACCCGTATTGAACGTAGTCCTCAGCAAAATATGGGTCGCCCTCTAGGATACGAACTGTATCAGTAAGGCTCTTTTGCTTAACAAACTCGCCTATAACCGTCCTAAGGCGAATATACGGTGCTAAAACAGCGGTGCGTATAACCCCCGCCTGCACAGCGAGACTGATAGCGGTTGACCGAACAACAGCTCGTATCCGCTGAAAGGTGGGGTCTACTCTCACGCAAACTGGTCTCGAAGTCTAAACTTCAGCACGTCGTAGACCGTCTGCCGCATACCCGTAGCGAACAGCACCTCAACCTCACCGTCATAGTCACCCGGCGTCTGGTTGAGATCTGATGCCCCCCAGATAACGACAGCTACCCCCTGACTAGCCGTAGCTGGGAGGATAGTGAGAGCGCGGCTGAACACCACGGTCCCGGTTGCAAGGGACTTCATATGTAGCGTAGCAGTCGCCCCGCTAAGATCTATTGGTGCCCCTGTCGCATCATTCGTCAGGGTCAACTGGATCTGCGGCCCGGTGTCATTCTTAACCAGCCGGATGCGGTTGTCAGTGATGCGAGGGTCCACGGCTACCTCCTAAGCAAACGGCGGGAACCGCACGGAGAGGGACCCCCGGAACACACCAAGGTTGGCCTGCGCCCGCGCCTCGTTCAGCGTAAAGATGAACTGCTTGGCGTGGTAGGTGGCCAGCTCACGATCAGCCCACTCCACCTTCGGCATCACCAGAAGGTTCTGGAGCGCCGAGTGCATGATGGGCAGTTCGTACTCATCGAACACGCCCTCATCCATCTCCAACGCACTGCGCGAGGGCTTGAGGGCGTAGATCATCCGCAGGGTATAGGTCACCGCCGCGTCAGGCGCGGGGAGCACGATGTAGCGGTGCACATCGACCTGCGCGACCGAACGCGGCTCAGTACCGTTCTCCTCGATATCCTGGCTCGTCGTCGAAGTGACCGGCCACGTCGGGTAGAGGTTCCGCGCGTCGTCGAGGGTGAGGATCTCAAGCGGCGAGTTGTTCAGCGTCGCCATCAGCACCGCCTGCACCTGCGTGTCAGCGGGCTTGTTGAAGGTGTACTGGTACTGCCCAGGCGTCAGGTTGAACACGGGTTGCTCGTAGCGCCAGATAAGGGCGCGCTCGCACACCCGGATCGCAGCATCACGAATGTACTGAACGACCAGCGGGTAGGGGCAACCCGGCACGCTGGCGCTAACCTTAGCTGAGAGGGTGGAGAAGGCACGGGATGCCATGATCACCTACCCCTGCTCGGCATACGCTCGTTATCGAGGACCGCCTGCTGCTGAAGATCAACGCCGAGCGCGCTGGTGAAGGAATCCTGGAACAGCTTGGCGCGGTTGGAGTTCACATGCTCATCGTCGATGGACGAGGCGAGGAACACCACGCCGTCCACCACCACGCCAAGATAGGTATCCTTCAGGTACAGGATCGTCTGGTTGATGGTGTAAGCAATCGGCTCCACCACGTACTCAACCGTCGCCGTCAGGTTGGCGATGGGGCGCGGGTAGAGGAAGAACTTGGTCGCGTTGCGCGGGTGGCGGATGAAATTGAACGGGATGCCAGAAGGGTCGGACACCCACTGCGGGTAGGCCCGCTCCAGCACCTCGCGCTCGACCTCATTGACCGAGTTGTAGTCGTCGAT